CTCTCCGACACAGTCCAAAATTCACCAAGATAGTCCGTTCACAGCCAGACCGATCGAGAATTAACCCGATGCCGGCCAAACGATCCCGAGCAGTCCGAGGGGCAACTGAACCAAGACTTCACAGCCCATATTTAAAGGGCGCTTCAAAGGTCAACGATGTGATCGAGTTGGCAAACCTAATCAAGATGCCTTTATTGCCATGGCAGAAATTCGTTTTAACGGACATGTTGCGCGTGGATAAGAAGGGAATGTGGATACGCAAGACAAACCTGCTGCTAGTTGCTCGCCAAAACGGCAAAACCCACCTTACGCGTATGGTGATCTTGGCTCACCTGCTTAAATGGGATAGCAAGAATATAATCATTGCTTCATCTAACCGTTCGATGGCTTTGGACACCTTTAGACAAGTTGCAAGCGTGTTTGAGCATAACGAGAACCTTATGGCGCTAGTCAAGGCTATTCGCTATGCAAACGGTACTGAGAGCATCGAAATGAAAGACGGTAGGCGTTTAGATGTTGTAGCAGCCACCAGAGACGGCTCACGCGGTAGAACAGCCGATGCCCTGTTCCTTGATGAAGTTCGTGAATGGTCTGAGGAAGGCTATCGAGCAGCGATGCCGGTAACTCGCGCTAGACCTAATGCCCACACTTTTCTAACTTCAAACGCTGGAGATGCTTTTAGCGTTGTACTCAACCAGCTGCGCGAGAGAGCGTTGGACAACCCACCAAAATCCTTTGGGTTCTACGAATACTCAGCGCCTCAATACTGCAAGATAGACGATCTTAATTCTTGGGCTTTGGCTAACCCTGCTTTGGGTTACACGATCACTAAAGAGTCATTAGCCGAGTCAGTAGCGACTTCACCGATCGAAAACACTCGAACTGAGTTACTTTGCCAATGGATCGACTCACTTAGCAGCCCTTGGCCGCATGGCATCCTTGAGGAGACTAGCGACACCAATTTAACGATCCCAGTTGGCGGATACACAGTCTTTGGCTTCGATGTTGCACCTTCGCGCCGCAATGCTTCGCTAGTTGCCGGACAAATCCTGCCAGACGGTCGAATTGGAGTGGGTATTTTGCAGACTTGGGAAAGTGCCGTCTCGGTTGACGATCTCAAAATTGCGGCAGATATAAAAGGCTGGGCGGATCAATATCGCCCACGCCAAATCTGCTACGACAAATACACAACCCAGTCGATAGCCGACAAATTGGCTAATGCTGGCTGCATTGTCCAAGATATCTCTGGCCAGCAGTTCTATCAGGCTTGCGGAGACTTACTCGATGGCCTAGTTAATCACCGCGTAGTTCATAACGGCCAAGCAAACCTAATCCAACAGATGAATAACTGCGCGGCTAAAGTTAATGACTCGGCTTGGCGTATCGTTAAAAGAAAATCGGCTGGAGATGTCTCAGCGCCTATTGCTTTGGCTATGGTTGTCTCAATGTTAATGAAACCACAACAGGTTGCGGCTATATACACGTAATGTCCTATATGTAGTGTATAATTGACCCCTATGGGTCTATTTGATCGTAAGCCAAAAGTTCTAGAAGCACAGGCAGCCCCGCAAATTATGGCTGACCCATATTTTGGGTATAACAATTTTAATCCTTCTGCGGTAAGTCGAGTAGCAGCTCTCAGCGTACCTAGTATCAAGCGATGCCGCGACCTTATCGCAGGAACTATTGCTTCAATTCCTTTGGAGTATTACAAGAAATCAACTGGCGAAAAAATTGCAGCACCGCGCTGGGTTGAACAACCATCTATTCATCAGCCACGCTTTGAAACTATCTATTTTACTTTAGATAGCCTTTTGTTCTATGGACAGGCTTTCTGGCGTATTACTGAAGTTTATGCTGAAGATGGCAGAATGGCGCGTGCCGAGTGGATCGGTAATACCCGAGTAAGTTTCGATACCGATGTAATGTCTCAATATATTACTCAGTATTATGTAGATGGAATGCCCGTTCCGATGTCTGGTCTTGGATCGCTTATTACTTTCCAAAAAGATGAAGGTATTCTTGCTTACGGCGGAAGCACAATTCAAGCAGCCATCGACACACAGCGCGCAGCGGCTATTGCAGCAGCATCTCCAATGCCTACCGGCTATCTTAAAAACTCTGGCGCAGATTTGCCGCCTAACGAAGTTCAGGGATTACTCTCTGCTTGGAAACAAGCCCGACTAAATAAATCAACAGCATATTTAACTTCCACGCTTGATTATTCTCCAGTATCTTTCTCACCGAAAGATATGGCTTACGCGGAAGCAATTCAGAACTTAGCAACTGAGTGCGCCAGACTTTGCTCAGTAGATCCTTATTACGTTTCTGCTTCACAAAACACAAGCATGACTTACAGCAATGTAATTGAAGAAAGAAAGCAGCTCGTTGCTTTAACTATGCAGCCATATGTCTCGGCTATTGAGGCTCGCTTAAGTATGGATGATATTTCAACAACTGGTCACTACGTAAAGTTTGCTCTTGACGATACCTTCCTTCGTACCGAGCCTATGGATCGCCTGCTAGTGGTTGAAAAGATGCTTGCGTTAGGTTTAATTACCATCGAGCAGGCAATGGAAATGGAAGATTTATCTCCTAACGGAAATGGTGAATAATGGACACTTTGATAATTGAAGCGTCAGCGATCGAGTGCAATGAAGATCGCCGCGAGATTAGCGGCAAGATCGTTCCTATGGGAACTGGCGAAATCGGTCAGACCAACATGGGTGGCGTTGTGTTTGAAGCTGGAAGCATTGAGATTTCTGATCCAACCAAAATTAAGTTACTATCGCAGCACGATATGAAAAAGCCAGTCGGTCGCATGATCGCAGCGGAAACTCGCGCTGACGGCATCTATGCAACTTTCAAACTTTCACGCTCATCCGGCGGAAATGATGCACTTGTTATGGCGCAAGAAGGTTTAGTATCCGGACTTTCTATCGGTGCTGAAGTAACTGCATCAAAACCATCACGCGATGGTTACCTTGTCGTAACAGCGGCAAAACTAAAAGAAGTTTCTCTCGTAACTGAACCAGCCTTCAAGTCTGCTCAGGTTCTAGAGATCGCAGCAGAGGAAGTCGAAACCCCTGCTGAACCAAACACACCAACAGAAAGCGAGGCGGTCGTGGAAAATACTCCAGACACCGTAGCAGCACCAGAAGTTGAGGCAACGGCTGTTGAAGCCGCTCGCCCAACAGTAGCAGCAATGGCTTACACAAAGCCACGCATCGAAGTAACTAAGATCAAGTATCTTGAGAACACACTCAAGGCTTCACTTCTTGGCGATGAAGATGCAAAGCAGTACCTTAAAGCGGCAGACAATGATCAGTCAACAGGTGCAGGATTTATTCCAACACCACAGAGCAACCAGTTGCTTAACTTTTTATCAAACGCTGATCGCCCACTTATTGACTCAATTTCACGCGGCACAATGCCACAATTCGGCAAGACTTTTGAACTTCCAAAGATTACAGAAGTTCCAGTTGTCGATCAAATCGATGAAAATGCAGCAGTCACCGAGTCACAACTTGAGGCTGAATATATTACAGTTACAAAGAAATCATTCAAGGGTCGTGCTATTTCAACTCTCGAATTGATTTCAAACTCGACTCCTGCGTTCCTTGAAGAACTTCTTCGTCAAATGGAAGTTGCTTACGCAAAGGATACTGAGCAGTATGTAACTGGTGAAATTGCCGACAAAGGCACACTAAACGCAACAGGCGCAGCAAACTCAGCTACCGGCATTCTTGGATATGTTTCAAGTTCAGCCGCTGCTATTTACAAGGCATCTCTCGGCTTTGCTAAGAACATCGTTGTAACTCCTGAACAATGGGCAAACATCATGTCTTACAACGACAATGGCCGCCCTATTTACATTGCTTCTAACCCAATGAACAACGCTGGCGCACTTGCTCCAGACTCAGTAACTGGCACAGTAGCAGGACTTCAGCTCCGCGTTTCTCGTTACATCGTAGGCGCAGGCGGAGACAATACCGCTGATTACTCAATGGTAATTGTTAACCCTGAAGCATATACATGGTACGAAGATTCACGCCAGCAATTCCGCACAAACATCAATAGCGATGGAACAGTAGATATTTTGCTGTTCGGTCAGGGCGCACTAGCAACCAAGTTGGCTGCTGGAGCAAACTGGTTCAACAAGGCTTAATTAGAGCCAACTAAGTTACTGGCGGGGTGTTGCCCTTACACCCCGCCAGTCTTTAGAAAGAAGGAAATATGTCGCTCACAACTGTTGCAGAGTTACGCAGCGCACTTGGCGTTGGGTCACTTTACGCAGATGCGACCCTGCAAGAAGTATGCGATGCAGCAGACAATGTGTTGATCCCTTTCATCTGGAATAATAATTATTTCAATGTGGCTTATTCATCAACAGCCACAACAGCAACACTTTACTTTGATGATTATGTCCAAGAAGTATTTTATGTAGGTCAAACCGTTGTAGTTAGCGGTAATGAGGCTCACTTAAACGGCAGCAAGACTATAACTGAAGTTGGCGAAAAGTCGATTACCTACACAATTAACAATGGCACAGTTCGACCACGCCACGATGTCAACCCTTTTGGCACAGTAGCCGCAGCAGCGACTTTAGATCCTGCCACAGTACCGGCGATACAAGAAGCAAGCCTCATGATCGCTATTGACATTTGGCAGAGCCGCCAAGCGCCTTCAAGCGGTGGCGTTACAGTTGATGGCTATGCTCCAAGCCCTTATCGCATGGGTAACACTTTGCTTGCTCGCGTTCGTGGCTTGCTTGCTCCGTATCTCGATCCGCGCAGCATGGTTGGCTAACCATGACTGCAGCCATATCAACCCTTCGCGCAACTATTGCAGCAGCCCTAGTTGATAACGCCCTTTGGTCTGTCTTTTCATTCCCACCGGCTACTCCGATCGCCAATAGCATCGTTGTAAGCCCTGCCGATCCTTATGTGACACCAAATAACAACAGTTACAACACGATCGCACCGCTTGCTAATTTTAATCTTAATGTGTTCGTACCGTTGCTCGATAACGAGGGCAACTTAAATGGTATTGAGGAAATGCTGGTAGCCATGTTTAACAAGTTATCTGCTTCCTCTATCGTCTATAATGTGGGAGATGTGAGCGCGCCTAGCGTTCTCAATGCTGCATCGGGCGATCTTTTAACCTGCTCAATGCAGGTGTCAGTCCTAACGAGTTGGAGTTAAACCATGTCCGAATGGGAAAAAGAACAAGCAGAGTTCCTGATCAAGATCGGGCAAACTCCTGCAACACCAGCACCAAAACCAGCAACTAAGAAAGATGAGGAATAAACCAAATGGCAGTATTTCTAAATAATGGAGTAGTGGTTACTGTTAACTCGGTTGACCTCTCTAACCATGTTACATCAGTAACACTTAACCGCACTTTCGATGAACTCGAAGTGACAGCAATGGGTGACTCAGGCCACAAGTTCGTCAAAGGCTTGGAAGCATCATCACTAACTATCGACTTCCTAAATGACACAGCCGCAGCAAATGTTCTAGCAACTTTGCAGGCTGCATGGGGAACTTCAGTTACCGTCACACTAAAGCAGACTTCAGCAGCTACATCAGCGACTAACCCACTTTACACAATGACATGCCTAGTCAACAACACAACCGATATTAACGGCGCAGTTGGCGATCTTGGAACTCAGAGCGTAACTTGGACAGTCAACGGCACAGTCGCAATTACAACTTCCTGATAACTAACTAAGGGGCAAAAGCATGGCAAAACTAAAGGTAACAAGGGCAGATGGAAGCGTTAACGAGTACCAGATCACTCCGGCGATCGAGTACGCCTTCGAGCAATATGCAAAGAAGGGCTTTCATAAAGCCTTTAGAGATGATGAAAAGCAGAGCGATGTTTATTGGCTTTGCTGGGAAGCAATTCGTAGGTCGGGTGAAACCGTTAAACCCTTCGGAGAGTCATTCCTTGAGACATTGACGCGAGTTGAGGTCTTAGACGACGACCCTTTGGAGTAACGCGAGAGTCCTTCACCTATCTCATAGCGAGACTATCGCTTGAGACTGGACTCTCGCCACAGACTTTAATCGAACTAGATCACACGATGTTCAGGACTTTATTACAAGCCCTGAAAGACAGAGCAAAGGAGCAAGCTGATGCCAACAGAAGTAAAAGGCGCAGATAAACTCCGTAAAGCCTTAAAACAATATGAACCTGATCTAGCCAAAGAGACAACTAAAGAACTGGGCAATTTGCTTAAGCCTATCGCTGCTAAGGCTCGCGGCTACATGCCGGCTGAGTCACCTTTAAGCGGCTGGGCAGAACGCGCAGACGGTAAAGGCAAATTCCCTACCTATAATCCAACTATCGCTAAACGCGGTATCACTTACAAGACATCGCCAAGTCGCCCTAATTATCGGGGTTGGCGTTCGCTTGTATCTTTGCTTAACAAGTCAGCCGCAGGCGCGATCTACGAGACAGCAGGCCGCAAGAACGCCGGCGGAAACTTCTCACCACGCTTAGGTGGCGATTCTAAAGGTCAGGGCAAGATGCAAGGTCGCGGCATCTTTCGCGCTTGGAATGAGGATCAAGGCAAAACTCAAGGAGCAGTTATCAAAGCCCTTGAGGGCGCAGCCGCTAAGTTCAACGCTAAGACAGGTAGATATAACTAATGGCAACTAATGTAAAAGTAGATATTGCCGCCGAGTTCGTTGGCCGCAAAGCCTTTAACGATGCTGTTAAATCGACCATTGGACTCAACTCACAGGTTAAAACACTTGCTAAGTCTTATGTTGGTCTGTTCACCGTTCAGCGTTTAGGTCGCGCTGGTTTTAATGCTGCCAAAGCCTTTGCACAAGATGACAAAGCAGCCAGAGTATTAACCCAGTCTTTAGATAACTTAGGCTTAGCCTTTTCAGATCCTTCAGTTAAAAACTTTATTGCCGATTTAGAAAAGCAATTTGGCGTACTTGATGACCAACTGCGCCCAGCCTTTCAGCGTTTATTAACTACAACTGGAGATGTTGCTAAGAGCCAACAGTTGCTCCGCACAGCCCTTGATCTAAGCGCAGCAAGCGGCGCAGATGTTGTATCAGTAGCCGGTGACTTATCAAAGGCCTATGTAGGCCAGACTCGATCCCTTGCTAAGTACGGTATTGGTTTAACTCAGGCTGAACTCAAGGCTATGGAGTTTGAGGAAGTCCAGACACGCATAAACGATCTATTTGGCGGACAGGCTCAAACTTCAGTTGATACCTACGCAGGATCTCTGCAACGCCTATCTGTTGCAGCTAATAACGCTAAAGAGATCATCGGCGGCGGCTTACTCGATGCACTTGCAGCACTTGGCGGCGGCGGAGAAGGTGGACTTACTAACACGCTTAACTTAATTGAAAAGACTTCAACCGCACTTGCCACCTTCGTTCGCCGCTTTGGTGTTGGCGTTGGTCAGTTAGCAGCCCTAGCGCGTGGAGACTTAAAAGCCTTCCGCGCCATAGGCGAAGCCGAGATGAACCGAGGGGTTGACCGTTCAGGTATAACTCCAGCCATTCGCGCAGAATTACAAAAAGCGGCAGCCGATAAAGCAGCCAAAAAGAACCGCGATGCTTTGCTTAAGACAACCAAAGAGCAAACCAAAGCGATCAAAGAACAGACAGCCTTGCAAAAGGCTGGCACTCTGTTCGATATCCAACAGACTCAGATTATCGCTGCACTCAAGGGTGACATCTCAGCCGAGGAGCGCAAGCGCCTAGAACTTCAGTTAGCGATCCTTACCGGCAATACTTCAGAAGCATCTAAACTCGCTGGAGAACTTGCCAAGTCTCAAGGGCTATCACAGCAATTAGCGGCTTACCTAGCAAGCCTGCCAGATGCTAAAAATCCTTTCACAGCATGGAAGTCTTATCTCGACATGATCGAGGCACAAGTACGCCGCATCACAACAGTAAGTCCTGCACCTGTTACTTCTATGGCTTCAGGCTATGGCGTAACTGGAACTCAATACTCGTTGCCAAATGCTTCAACACAAACCAGCGCGGCAGGAGTTGAGTTCACAGTAAATGTCAATGCTGGCTCAATTATTGCCCAAGAAGGTCTGCAAGATGTTCTACGCGATACCTTGCTCGATGCTTCGCTATCTGCCAAGTTCGCTTCGATCTATCGTCAAGGCGGATCGTTCGGCTCATGACACTACCTGCCCAGATAGCGGTCTCATTCGACTTTACAAGCGGCGCTACCTTTGGCTACCCATTCACTATTGGCGATGTTAAGTACGGCAAGTTAGGCACAGGCACACTTGCATCTACAACTACTCCAGAGCCTACGGTTGATCTAACACCTAATGTCAGACAGATTACTATTAAACGCGGTCGCAACATCATGCGCGATACTTACGAGGCTGGATCTGCAACGATCCGAGTCCTAGATCCAGATTCTTATTTCAACCCACAAAACACTTCTAGCCCGTACTTTGGCTATCTAACACCGCTTCGCAAGTTGCGTGTCTCAGCAACCGTAGGCGGCGTTGGTTACTTTTTATTTTCAGGTTATACAACAGACTATAAGTACACCTATCCGCAAGGCCAAGAGACAGGCTATGTGGACATAATCTGCTCCGATGCCTTCCGCCTAATGCAGCAGGCTGGGATTACAACTGTGGCATCTGCTACGGCTGGACAAGATACCGGCACACGCATTGGCAAGATCCTAGATCAAGTCCAATGGCCTTCATCTATGCGCACGATCGACACAGGTAACACCACATGTATTGCTGATCCTGCGACATCTCGCACAGCCCTTGATGCCCTCAAGAACGCAGAGTTTTCTGAACAAGGCGCGTTCTATATCGACACAGAGGGAACTGCCATATTCCTAAACCGTACCAATGTAATCAAGAAGTATAGCGAAACTCCGATCGAGTTTGACCAAACTACTGGTATTCCGTACACAAACCTAACCTTCGCCTTCGATGATAAGTTGATCATCAACTCAGCCGGCATGACTCGCTACGGCGGAACTCAGCAAGTAGCCGAAGACTCAGCGAGTATTGCCAAATACTTCCCTCATCAAATTAACGAGAACAACTTGGTTCTCCAGACCGATGCAGATGCGCTTAATGTGGCAAAGATTTATGTGGCAACTCGCAAAGAGACTACGATCCGCATAGATGCCATGACGGTGGATTTACTCGACCCAGATGTACCTACTGCCACAATGCTTGGTCTGGACTACTTCTCAAATCTAAAGATCACCAATGTCCAGCCAGACGGCTCAACTATCGTTAAGACTTTGCAAGCGCAAGGACTCTCATGGAACATCACGCCAAATGCCATGAGCGTAACTGTTACAACTCTCGAACCGATCGTTGAAGGGTTCATCATCGGCTCGGATATTTCAGGTATAATCGGCACTAACATAATGGCGTATTAGGAGATAATCAGATGACAGTAGGAATGCCGGCAGCAACTGGAGATGTTCTCTCAGCCGCTATGTTCAATGGCTTAGTAGCCTTTACGCTTAACGACCAGACAGGCACAACTTACACGCCTGTCCTTACCGATCAATATCAGGTTCTAGTCACCCGATCAAATGCATCAGCTTCAACCATGACGATCCCTACAAATGCCAGCGTAGCCTTCCCAGTTGGAACTGTAATCACAGTCCTAAACAAAGGCGCTGGCGCAGTAACGATCTCAGGCGCAGGTGGCGTAACCGTTCTATCTGCTGGAGCAACAGCAGCAAGCCCAGTCCTAAACCAGTACAAGTCATGCGCACTAATCCAGACTTCTGCAAATAACTGGTATGTCGTGGGGGCTATTGCCTAATGCTTAATAATACGGTCGCTCTACTAGGGGGCGAAACCCCTGCGATGGGCGATTATGAGTCTATTCAGACTTACACGGTAGGCGCAGGTGGCGCATCATCTATATCTTTTACATCTATTCCTAGTACTTATAAGCACCTTCAGTTACGCATGTTGGCAAGAAACAATGATGCTTCTGCTGGACTTAATTTTATGAGAGCAAAATTAAACTCAGATGCAACCAGCGGAAATTATCGCGGACACTACCTGTACGGTAGCGGCGCAAGTGCATCGGCTGGAGATGTGGCTGGCTCTACTAGCGGATTACCTTGTGGTTATGGGGCTGGAAACAGCAACACTTCCAGCGTATTTGCTGTAACTGTTTTAGACATATTAGATTATGCTAATACCAATAAATACAAAACCACTAGAGCCTTAACTGGTGCAGATTTCAATAACACCAGCGGCGGTCTCACCTTTGTTTCTGGTCTTTATATGAGTACTGCCGCAGTTAGCAGTATAGATATCGTTTCTAGTGTGGGTACAGGTTTTATTCAATACTCATCTTTCGCGCTTTATGGGGTCAAATAATGGCTAAAACTTATGAACCAATAGCGACTCAGACACTAGGTACTTCAGCCGCCTCTGTGACCTTTTCAAGCATCTCAGGTGCTTACACAGATTTACTGCTAGTTACTAGTAATGGTTCAACTACTGCAACTAATACTTATGTCCGATTAAACGGCGATAGCGGCTCAAATTATTCTTTCACACAACTTACTGGAACAGGCAGTTCCGCTATCTCTGGTCGAAGTTCTAATCAAACTGCCATCAGAGTAGATAACTATGCGTCTGCGGCTACATCTATAACAAATGCTTACATATTTCAGTTACAAAATTATTCCAATACAACAACATATAAAACAGTTTTAACTAGAACAAATGAAGCAGGCACAGGTGTAGATGCAACTGTTGGTCTGTGGCGTAATACTGCTGCTATTACTTCTATTTTATATTACCCTGGAGTTGGTAATTGGATTGCAGGTTCAACCTTTACCCTATACGGAATTAAGGCGGCATAATGGCAACTTATATCCAAATTGGAAGCACTGCTACTGCAGGAGCAGGTGGGGCGGTATCTTTCGACTTTACTTCTATTCCTAGCACTTACACCGATTTAGTTCTAAAACTATCAGCGAGAGGCACAACTACCTCAGGCGCTAGAGACTCGCTATTCGCTACCTTAAACTTTAACGGTACATCTACAACCTACACAGTTAAAGTTGTTCGCGCTTCGGGCGGCACACCTTCGGCTTCATCTACTGGTGGTCCAACAGGTGGTTATGTAAATGCATCAAACTTTACAGCGAGCAGTTTTAGCAGCACGGAAATCTATGTACCTAATTATGCAGGTAGCGCACAAAAATCCTTTTCTATCGACAGCGTTACAGAACAGAACGCAACTGGCTGGGACACGATTATGGGTCTTGAGGCTGCGCTATGGAACGGCACAGCCGCAATTAACCAGATTACTTTAACTCTGGACTATGGCAACTTTGCACAGTATTCAACCGCTTCACTTTACGGCATATCTAAATCATAGGAGACACACATGGCAGACACAAAGATAATCGTTAACTGCGAGACAGGCGAAGTCTCTGAGGTAGAACTTACAGCCGAGGAAATCAAGCAGCGCGAAGCAGATGCTATCGCTTACGCAAAAGCGAAGGCAGACGAGGAGCAAGCAGCAGCCGAGAAGGCGCAGGCTAAGGCTGCTATTGCAGATCGCTTAGGGCTAACTCCAGATGAATTGGCGCTATTGCTTGCATGAAGCCAAAACTATGCAAAGCCGGTATCCAACTCAGGGAGCAATTTGACGATGCCTACGGCGATCGTTTGCGTACCTCAGACGGCTGGATCGGTGATAGTAAGCACTCAGCTCGTAAGTCTGACCATAATCCAGATGAGCAGGGCTGGGTTCGTGCCATTGACATTGACCGCGATCTATCAGGGAAACCTAAGCCGGACATCATGCCCTATGTGGCAGATCAACTTCGTATCTTGGCAAAGACTGATCGCAGAATTGCGTATCTCATCTTTGACGGCAAGATCGCAAGCCTTAGAAGTCTCTGGCGTTGGAGAAAATATAAAGGGCTTAATCAGCACCGCACTCATCTCCATGTATCTTTTACTCGCAAAGGCGATCAAGATAATTCGTTCTTTAATGTTCCGTTACTAGGGGGAAGCCAATGAATATGAAAAATCCTTATGTACTTACAGCCGGTGCGTTCCTATCGGCTTGGGCAGCATCTAACTTCGCAGCAGATTACCGCTCGATCCTTTGGGCTGTACTTGCTGGTGTTTTCGGTTATGCGACACCAAAGCGATGACTCCGAACGATATCTTAAATCTTTATATTGCTACGCTTGCAATAGTGGGTGGCTTGGCTGGTTATGTGATCACGCACTTGCTGTCGGAGATTAAACGCCTCAACCAGCGTGTCGATGAGATCTACAACATTCTTTTAGAGCGATAATAAAAGCATGGCACGCAAGAAGGCTATCGACTTAGAGGCTTACTCGATGCTAGATCAGTATTGTATAGGGTTAAACGAATACTATAAGTCGCTAAGACGAGCTGGATTTAGCACAGAAATGGCACTAGCCATTCTCCTTGAACCTCTGACTTATCCTGCAACGATCCTGCCTACGCCTAACTGGTTGCCACCCCTACCAGACTCGATCCCCTATGACGATGATGACGAGGATTAAACTTGAAACGCACAGTTATAGTGCCAGACCTGCAAGTTCCGTATCATGACGAAGTTGCTGTCCGCAATGTTGCATCTTTTATTAAGGCATACCGCCCAGATAGCGTACTTACTTTGGGAGACGAAATCGACCTTCCCCAGATCAGCCGGTGGACAGAAGGCACAGCAGGCTGGTACGAACAAACCCTAGCTGACGACCGCGATCAGGCAGTTGAGGTTCTTTGGTCTCTGACCGAGCATGCTAAGGAAGCGCATATGATTCGCAGCAACCATACAGATCGTCTTTACAATGTAATAATGAAAAAGATTCCAGCCTTCCTAGCCTTGCCTGAACTCCGCTTTGAACGGTTTATGCGTTTAGATGAACTAGGCATCACCTATCACAAGAAGCCCTACGCCTTCGCTAAGGGTTGGGTGGCAGTTCATGGAGACGAACAGGCTATCAACTCTAATGCAGGCCTCACAGCCCTTGGAGCGGCTCGTAGACACGGGATTAGCGTAGTCTGTGGTCACACACACAGAGCAGGGGTATCGGCCTTCACAGAGGCTTCTGGGGGCAAATTAGGGCGTATCCTGCGTGGGGTTGAAGGCGGTCATTTAATGGATATCCGCAAGGCTGCGTACACCAAAGGCACTATGAATTGGCAACAGGCTTTTATCATCGTTGAGGATACTCAGGTAACTCTCATAAACCTTGAGAAAGACGGAACTTTCGTGGTGCATGGAAGGCGCTATGGCAGGGCTAGATGACTTCCCAGACATTCGCCGGACAATAGACGATGCTATGGATCAAGGCGAATTGTTACCAAACCGTTATCAAAATATGCTAGGTGATGTCTGCTAGTTGTGTAACACTTAAGCCAAGAAACCACGAAGGGCGTGGTAGAAGGGCAACAAAATGTTAGCAATATGCAAAATGTGTGGCAAATATGCAGAGTTTAAAAAGAACTGCACTTATCAGTATGACAACGGAGAGCAATTTACAGTTGCAGCATGTGAAAAGTGCGCGGATCTACACGCCGAGTTGGTGAAATTATGAGCGCCCTCAACATCGCATTGTTAATGCTGGGCTGGTTTGCCAGTTGTGTTTGGTTCTACACACTTGGCGTTAACGCTGGTTACACAGACGGCCGAACCGCAGTTCGCCAACAGATCGAGCAAGCCAACAAGGTGAGAGCATGAAAGCCGGTGACTTCCTTACTGAGGCGAAAGCAGTCATTCAAGATCGTGGGCTTCAGTATGGTCACCCAAGTGACAACATGCAGCGCACCGCACGCTTGCTCAGCGCATATTTGGACATGCCGCTCCACGATTATCAAGTCGCAGGAATTATGGTATTGGTCAAACTCGCAAGAAGCATGGAAACGGCTTCAGTTGATACATATGTGGACATGGCAGCCTACGCCGCAATAGCTGGAACTCTACACACACAGGAGAATGAACTCTATGTTTAATTTAGAGGATTACGAGACAGTCGAGGAGCGACTGGCTAAGTTCTGGAAGGAACACCCAGATGGTCGAATTGAAACTACTTTGGTTGAGTCAACGCTTCAGCGATTTATTGTTAAGGCTGCTATTTATCGAACTGAAGTTGATGCACAGGCTTGGACAACTGGCTATGCAGAGGAGACAGTCTCAACGCGAGGAGTTAATTCTACGAGTGCTCTTGAGAACTGCGAAACGAGTGCGATCGGTCGGGCATTGGCTAACGCAGGCTATGCTTCGAAAGGCAAACGCCCTAGCCGCGAGGAGATGTCTAAAGTCAAAGCAGCAGAGCCAAAGCCATTCGCTGAGAAGTTAGCAGACAAAATAACAATGCCGGCCGAGTCTGATCCTTGGACTGTTAAAGCGGTAGCACCAGCACCAAGCGCAGTAGAAGCTGTAGCACTTGTTCAAAATGTGCTAGGGGCAGTCAAGATCGACAAAGACATTCCACTATGTCGCAACTGCCATGACCACAAGCCAATGGAATGGAAAACAGGCGTAAGCGCAAAGAATAACAAACCTTGGGGTAAGTTCTCATGCTATGTCTGTCGCGAT